ACCTCGGATGCCGTTTTGTGTGCAGCATCGGACAGTTGATTCAAACTTTTTGAGGAAGGGGACCACACCTGTGTGTTGAACCTCTCCGCCTCGGATCTTAGCGTTGATGCCGCGGATTCTGCCTGCGTTGATACCGATACCCGCGCGCTGTGCAACGTATCGGCCAATCGCCATATCAGAAGTAAAGATAGAATCGAGGGTGTCATCAACATCAACAAGAACACAACTAGCAAATTGTCTAAGTGGAGTTCTAACCCCCGCCATGATAGGTGTGGGAATGTTGATTCTGTGTTTGGAGATTGCATTGTAGTATCGGCGAACATATTCCATGCGAGTATCTTTTGGATACTTTGCAAACATGGTAAGGGCAATCATCATATACATGAACTGGGGAGTCTCGAAGACTTGTCCAGTGCTACGATCCTGCACAAGATACTTATCTACGACTTGGCGCAGACCAGCATAGGTGAACATGAAGTCACGTTCATGATCAATCCACCTATCAGCCTGTTGAATTTCTTCTAGAGAATAGGCATCATAGATTCCATAATCATAGACTTTGGCAGCGACACAAGAGTTGATATGGTCAACCAGATGAGGAAGTTCCTTCATCCGACCATAAAGACTCTTACGAGTTGAGAACAACAACAAACGTGCAGCCACAAACTGATAGTTGGGATGATCCAAATCAATCAGATCACTTGCAGCACGAATCAGAATCTCTTGGATTTCTTGAGTGGTAATCCCATCATAGAATTGAATGCCAGACTGGATCTCCACTTGAGATGCAGAAACACCAGCGAGACCATCAGTAGCGGCCTCCACCATCTTATGCATTTTTTCCAGAGCAATCGGCTCAATAGTGCCGTTCCTCTTTTTAACCTTAATTCCGTTCGTCATACTTTCTTCCAACTGTTCAGTTTAAGTTTAGCCTCTAGTCCAGAGTATACGTTTGATTCTACTACATCTTGAACATTCAGTCCAGACAATACCATGTCATTCAGATCTTTATCTTTCACGGTGTTTGGAAAGATGACGACCTTAGACCCGTTGTCGATAGTTTTAGAGATTCGTTGCACGATCTCTTTGTTCCTGGGTTCATTGTCGAAGACGAATACGAAGTTATAATCGTAATCGCTAAGGTCAACATCGCTACCACACATAGCAATAGCATTTCCAAGGAAAGTGGAGTCGAAGGGTCCTTCTGTGACATAGATGTCCTGTGAAGTGTCAACTGTGTCTAGTCCATAAATTTTGGGTGCATCCTCATCGAGCATGACTGTGATGTAACGCAGCTTTGAAGTGGCAATCAGAGAACGACCCTGATAACCAAACAATCTACCCTTTTCATCTCTGAGAGGAATCACAATTCGCGGATCATCTTTAAAAGTTTTGTCGAAAGTTTTTTTATGTTTGTTTGTCCACTCTACAAAGTTGGGACAGAAGTAAAACTTAGACAAATCTTTCAATCCTCTGCCGAGTAGATACCCTCGTGCAAAGTGTTCTTTATTTAGATCAGAAACCTTTGTTAGTTCTGAACATATATCTTTAGATTTAAACTTTGGTTTGGGAAAGTTAAAGATCGGGTTGGGTGTATTGGAACCTTTACCAGTCAAACCTTCTTTATACCTCTCCATGACATATTGATCATGAAGATTAGAGTCTTGGTCTTTCAGAAAATTGGCCAAAGAGCGTCCTACACCACAGTTGTGGCACTTATAAACAAAGTCATTCTTCTTCTTGAACAAGTATCCACGACACTTATTCTTGTACTTCTGACTATCACCACAGTACGGGCAACGGAAGTTATACAGACCCTTCTTCTTCTCAGAAAACTTAAGCAGGCGTACTGAGACCAGGTTGATATACTTCGTGTCGATGTAATTCAATGGACGCACTCTGGGGTCCATTAATCATACCAGTCCGATTCTGCGATGTCAAGACTTCGATGATGGGTGCAGCCACTTGTAATACTGCGACAAGAGTGGCCAAGACAGCACCAGCACCAACTACAAACTTCTGATTAGAGTCTACTTTCTTTTGAATTTTATCAATTCTTTCATGAAGGATCTGGTGATTCTTCTCTTCCTGAGCCTTCATTTCCTCAATCATTCTAATGATGAGTTGATTTGACTTATCACCTTCATCTAGACGACTCTCATGCCTCTCTAAAACAACAGCAACTCTGTTACTATTTTCAGAAATGGTAGTTACAGCACGTTCTAACTTGTCCAGCATCTCCTTGGAAAGATCCTCGTAGATGTCAAGTTTAGATTCTAGAACTGCTAACTTACCAAGACCGAAGGCCATCGTTGTTACTTAGTGGCTTTGTAAACGTCGCCCTTATACTTGAGCAACTTATTATAGAACTTAGTTAACTCTGTAGGATAGGTTTTATTTTTCTTCTTTCTCCTATCAATACGTCCAAGACCAGGATCAAATCCAGCTCTAGGACCTTCTGCAGGTGCATCTGCTGTGAATCCAGCAGGACCAACAGTCATCCCCTCTTCACGGAAATATTGAATAACTTTGTCTAGACGTTTGTCCATCACACTTCTGTTAGAGATTTATACACATCTAAATCAACTAAAACATCATGTAATGTTGTCCTTGGATATTGTGGAAGTCTACCAAGATAGATGACAAAAGACTTCATAGAGTTCCAAAGGTCTCTATCGATCTTGTAAAACAGCAACGGTGTGGCTGCGTCTCCAAAAACATTATATACACTAATAAAATGATTCAACAACAGATGAGTCTTTAAGACTCCTGTCTTTTTATATCTACGAAGCAAACGTTTGATGTATTTAAATCGCTTCAAGTCATCATAGAAATCCTCAGACGTGATGGCCTGAGGATTATCGTAATTTCTGATTGCGAACATCATGTAGTTGTCTTCGTTCAACTCATGAAATTGCATAAGTCACGAAAGAACGTGACTTTATTTATCAGCTGTTAAGAGGCAGAACGGAGTGAGTGCCAGTGGTGATGCCAGAAGCGGCAACATAGACTTCACTCTTAGTTCTCAGATTACCATGGGTGTCAACGTAAGTGGAAACACCAACCCAACCAGCATGAGCAACGTGAACTCTACCAGGGGTGTTTGCTGCGGTGGCATGAACACGACCAGTGTAGTCTCTCTCAGCGTTAGCAGAGGTGGGAGCCAACATTGGATCCTCGTCCAGGGAAATTGGACGATCGCCAATGACATAAGTAGCACCAGAAATAGTGCCGCTGTCAAGTGCATCGGTATCAGCAAGAGTCATGACAGTTGTGCTTGCGATACCAACGATCGTAGCAAAACCTTGAGTCTGTCCAGTACCTACAGTGATAACCTGACCTACAGAGAAATCAGTAAATGTTGTTGCAGTTCCAGTCACAGTAGTGCCACTGATGGCAACAGTTCCCGCGACTGTAACGTTGTCGTTATTGCCCCAAAGAGCCATGGTAATTCCTACAGTAACTTTTCCTATAATTTATTTATAAAAAAAGAGGGTCTTAATGACCCCCCTTATAGGCTTCATAACCATCATAGTCACCAAACATATAGGCGTCGGACAGTGCCGCTTCCCTATATGATTCCAAAACGTCTTCTGTGCTTACACAATCACATTTGCAGTTTCCTTCACAAGAGGGAACTTTTGGTTTTTCCATATCAGCCTTCTGCTTCTGGAAAAAGAGCGGCTTCCAGAGCAGCTACCAGTTGATCATCTACAGTGTTATCGGTTCTCGATACTGCTTTCTTCGCAAGACCAATTAAAAATCTTTTGATCAACTCATCCAAGTTATCGGGAATTGCATCAACGGCAGCGTCGATTACTTTAATTGCCAGTGGTACTAAGAATTTTGCCATGATTAGAGAGCTAGCTACTCTCTATATAGGATCATGCTTTCTTTTTTGCAATTTTAGTTGCAGTTGCATACATCACAGACTTGGCATCATCCCCATAACGGGCCTCGAAACCTTTCTTATCTTTCTTCATGGACTTGACGATTTCCTCTTTCTTATCCTTTTCAGGTTCGGTCAGAGTTCTTTCAATCAAGTCCTGAAACTGTTTGAAGGTTTTCATTTGCCCATCTGATTAATCATTTGTTGGCGCTGTTTGAGTCTACCAGCAAAACCCTTTCCCTGTTCTGCATCTTTCTTAATTTTTTTCGCTGCTTGCATACCTTTAAATGCTTTGTAACCAGCAAGACCAGCAGCAATTGCACCCGCACCCAACGCAAGTGGGATACCCTCATCAATCTGTTCACCTTCTGGTTCGTAACTAGCCATTTGTGTTTTTGATCCAGCTTTTACTCTTGGCAGTTCTGGACCAATCCAAGGAGGTAAGAAAACACCTTGTCTTTTACTTTTTTCTCTTGCATCCTTCATACGCTCATTATGACTCTTAGGAACTAGAGGATCTCTATTGGGTGATGTTCCGTATCCCTCAGCCGTAGTTTCTTCTTTAGGACACTCGCATGGGTTCTTACCACACTTCTTACAAGTTTTCTCACCATACCCTTCCATCTTAGGCATGATCTCTACTTTGTTCTTGACACCCTTCTCTTTGATAGTGCCAGTTTCTTCGGTGTCTTTGATAACTTCAGAAAGATCTTGTCTCCAATCAGAATAACCTTCTTTCTTCAGTGCTTTACCAATGGCTTTACGACGCTTGTGAAGGTACTTATCAGAGGAATCTACATCACCATCATTGTCAATGTCCTCGTCTTCCTTGCCAACAGGATCAAGTTTCTTGGCCTCGGTGGTTACACTTCTCTTTTTCGTTTTGGCAGCGAAACCTTCACCCTTATCAGCAGCCTGTTTTGTATCCTGTTTCTCATCAGACTTCTGAATATCACCACCACCCTTCTCAAGGGCTTTCTTTTCACCCTTATCTTCGGGTGCATCACCTTCATCTGTCATTTCAACAGATGCGATCTTAGGATCATTACGCAACTGAGCAATCATTTCTCTAGTTGCATAACGAATGTAGGAAGAACCAGTCTCCTTATGCTTTACACGAATCTTATACTTGGTTCCAGACTTGGTTTCCTTAGTGGTTACTTCAAGAATAAGATCGTTGATTTCCTTTTCATCCCACTCCAGGGATTCCATTCCTGCTTGGTTCTTACGGATTCTATCCTGAACTCTAACAGATGGTCTTGCAGTACCACGACCAGCACCAACTGGTTTAATTACATTACCAATCGCTCTACCAACTGGATTTTTCTTCATGAACTCAGCACCCTTATCAAGGGCTTTCTTCACTGTACCTTGAAGATCTTCCACCATCTCGGTGTCTTCAAAGAACTCATCCCACTCAGCAGTCTCTTTGAAACCCTGGAAGGCATTGGCAACCTGTGCCTTTTTGCGAGTATCTACAGAGAACAACAGTTGGTTTGCCTCAACATATCTGGCAAACTGTTTTACAGACATCTGATACTTTTCAGCCTGTTCAGTAAAAGCACCTTCCTTACGGACTTTCACCATAGGACGGCGATCACCACCTAAAGGAGGACGTGGAGTTCCTTCTGGATTACTCTTTGTCAAACGTTTTCTAGTCTCCTCTGGCTCAGGCATAGCCGCCTCAGCAATCTCTCTGTAAGCATCAACAAAAGACTGATGCTCAGAGCGAACTTGTCTAGAGTCCTTCATGACTTTCTATAATTTTTATACTGTTGCCTAAGTTTATTTATCAGTTTGTACTGCCCAGGTACTTTCGATGCAGTATATTCGGTGTATTTCATGGTCGCAAACCTCTTATCATCTTTATCAGACACTTCGATAAGATCTTTCAACCAAGACTTAAACATGATGTTATCTTCTGTGACCGCAATCACATAGTTTGCACCACGACGTGTGATCTCACCAATCAGGCCATGGTTCATATTCTCAACCCATGTACCAACCTGAAAGAGTTTCTTAGCAAAATAGTTTTCACGCAGAGTGTCGGGGAAGAGTTTAGGTGCAACTTGCCAACCTTCAGTCTTCACCTTCATACCCTTGCGGATAGTATTATAAAGTTGTTTGGTAGTCTTGTCGTCCAGGTTCTTAGAGATACCAGACTTGAAAGTTTCGTAGTCGTCCTCTAGTGCTGCTTTACGTAGCTTAGATGCAGACATACCTTCGACACCCTCGGCATCGGCATCACGTTCGCCGGCCGATACAATGTTAATCTTCTTAAAGTCGTATAACTGACCATTGTATTTGTTGGCCAAGTTTTCAAACTCTTTAACTCTATCGGACCCAACCACAATATTGACAGAGGAATATCCTTTTCCATGAGCCGCCTTCAATACATCAAAAATAGTTCTGGTCTTTTCATCATCAACGATGGCGTTTGCATGATCAGGAAACATCTGACGCATGTATCCAACTTTATCACTGGCATCCAGAGGATTCTTTTTGGGATCCTGAGAACGTGAAGGATAGATACGATACTGACCACCTTTACCAGCAGTCTGTGCGATCGTGTTGATAAGTTTTTCGTGACCGATTGTGGGGGGATTGAACCGACCAAAACCTACAGTGATTGTGTCGGAAGTTCTTTCCTCAGAACCCTCTTCTTTTTCTTTCTGTGCAGGTTGTTCTGGTTTCGCAGCCTGTTTCCCTTTGAAGATCTGGAGTCTACCCTTTACCGTCTTAGCGCGCAGGTTTCCTTCCTTATCGTACCAGTCGCCATGGTCATTACCCACCAGACCCATCTGTTTGGCCTGTTGAGAGGCCATGGTCTGACCTTCTATGATAGTTCTGACTCTTTTAAAGAAACTCACGGTTTGTCCCAGTTCTTATCTGCGGTGAAGTTGGCCCTTGAGAACTCTAGTCTATCAACTAACTTGAGTGCATTACCCGATCGGATGGCCACAAATCCTTCTGGAGCCGTGACTTGATATCCATTCTCGGTGCGAAGGAAAGTTCCAATCTCTTGGACTTTCTCAAGTTTGCGGATGACGTAGTTCTTCGCTTCAATCAAATTCATGTAAGATGCAACAGTGAAGTATACAGCTCTCTCGTTTTGTTGAAGGAACTTGAGACCATCTGTTCGCATTTGTAAATATTTATCTATCGTCGCTTTGGTCTTTTTTGATGCAATTTCTTTGTTCAACTGTTCATTATAATACCGTGTAAAGTCTTGAGTAACAGACTGAGCATTTACGATTGGTTTACCTTGTCGAATATAGGTATTGAAGAACTGTTTGAACAACTTGTTCATCTGAAACTTACTTACACCATAACCACCAAGAACATCTAAGAATGCACTGGCCTGTTTCAGAGATCCTTCCGCACGACGAACCAACATGTCAAACTGTTGTTTCTCTGGAGGAGTCATATTCGCAGATCCAGTGACATCTTTGAAATCAGAACTGAACACCATCACATCAGGATCATCCTGAAGTTTAGAAACATCAGCACCAAATTGTGCGTTCAGATCATTAAGAGTGGGACCAACGTAGGTGGTATGGAAGACAATTCCAAGTTTTGCACGGAGAGCGCGCTTACCCAAGTCACCAGAAACAGGTATCGCATAGACAATAGTATTGGGTTGAAACGTAACACACTGTTCATTGTTTACCCTGCGAGTGTCCTTATCATCGGTAAAAAGAAGATCGCCCTGTAACACACCAGGAATCTTGTCCTTAAACTTTGAAAGATACTTATAGGAGTCTTTCAGTTTTTGTGCAAGTTGACTATCACCATAGATGCGTTCTGCATCAGCCTCAGAGTAGATGACTTTGGGTGCAGTCTTTGCAAAGACGGACTTTGTTCCCACAAAAAACTGTTTCGATACAGGATCAGTCCCACAAATAATTGCAGGAGCTCCATCCCATTTAGTCGTGACCCTTACGTTTGACTCGGGTCGTGTTAACATTTCTCCAAGTTCCTTGAGAAATGCAATCGAGTTGAAACCACCCTGTTTCCCCTGATTGAGGATGTCGTCTTCAAGGTGTTCTAGGTGCGTGTTCTTTGCCATGACTACAGTATACCAGAGAACTGGCTCCGTGTGAAGGACCTTACACCACCTGAAATTCTGGCCTTGTAGACGGCCTGGACTCTGAGACCAGAGAATTTCTTATCTCCATCAAGACCAGCAGTTCTGGAACTATCCCTACGAATCAAGATGTAAGGTTCTTCAGTTGTGTTTCTTAGATCACCCAAAGTTTGGTATATATTTTTTGCAGTAATCGTCAGTGTATTTGTTTTTTCATCAAAAGAAAAATTAGTAGAAGTTGGACTCGTGAAGGTCTGTTTTAGTACACAACCCTGACCTAAAATATCAGATCCAAATACAAAATTTGTAGCCTCAGCATCACTGGTTTGCATCGCAACACCACTCACACCTTGACCAAGTGTAGTACCCTTTGCATCTCTACCAAGTTCAATCAGTCCTCTCCTATTCAGTTCTAATAACATATTTTTTGCCTGAGCACCATAAATCTTATCTGCAGATTCCCAGAACTCTGCATTAGATTTTTTCAAAGAAACTCTAAATGTATCTCCACTTAGAGTCAAAATATTAACATCAGATTTCTTTCTACCTTTGGTATCCGTTCCTGCACTTTCCGCAATCAGAGCTTGTGGTATTTTAATTTCTTTTCCTGGTGCCTTGAGAACGATAGTAATAGTATAGAAAGCACCATAGGCCTGATCAAGATACTTATTGATTCCGTTAACAAAATTATCTTCGTTCTCAATACCCGCAGATTTAGTGCCTTGTCTAGATGCGGGATTTGCAAATACAATCTTATCTCCTACTTCAACAACACCAATAGAAGAAACCTGATTACCACCTTTTCCATTTACTATGGGAGTCCTATAGTCTTCATTAAATTTTGCATTTTGATCCCAAAATTCAGCTTCAATTTTTTTGAGGTCTGTAATTCTATCATTGGATAGAATTGATATCCTCTTTGAAGTTTTAATCTTAAATCTATTGAAACCCATCTTTTTTAATCGGGTTTCGATCTCCTGAATAGTAAGAGACATAAAAAAAGAGGGCCTGAGCCCTCTTATTTATTTTGAAGATAATCCTTTTCGTTCTGATAAGGATGTTTTTCTCCAGTCCATAGTTGATAACCCTCTACAAGATCTGGAATCAACCACTGGTCCACCCGATAACAATACTTCCAGTTGACTGGTTGAACACAGTTCAATACCACAACCATGAAGAAAGCTTCAAGGTGAATCCAGAGACTAAGCATCCTCTTCTTTATCTAATGCAGTTTGAATTGCATCATCAAGATCAGTAATTACCTCACGAATCTCAAAGACACGTTCTGGACATGCAGGCCCATAAGTATAGATCTTAGTGTCAGTGAAAAGGGCTTCGCGGACAGCAGCAGCCTGATAAAGAGACATTTCAATGGTTACTTTTTTAGTCATCAGACATCACCTTTTTGACGGTTCTCAGAGTAGTGTACATCAAACTCACCACCAGGGTATCGTTTGACAAGTTTTTCAACATTCATCTCAACGATTTCATCGAGAGTAATATCAAGACCCATACAGGCCTGCATTACATACCACATGATATCACCAAGTTCACGTTTCAGGTGAAATAGATTTTCTTCGGTTGGTTCTTTTCCTTGGAAAACAATCTTCTTCACAACTTCAGTAAACTCACCTGACTCAGCAGACATGCCTACAGCAGCAGTAAGCAGTCGCTGGGTAGGAAAGTCTTTGTTTTTGAGGTACTCAAGACGCTCAAAGAATACACTTTCTTCTTTACTTTCTTGTGAGGTAACGGCATTGACAAACTCTTTGTATTTTTCAGTGTCTACGGTACTCAAAACTTCAACTCCGCGAATTTACTTTTGAATTTGGATTCGGGTTCATCATAACCCGATTCTTGACCAGAGTCAAGAATGTCATCTTGTGCGGTCTGTTCGCAATCATACAGACGCATCTTGGCACGATCAATACCAACAATGAATCGTTTGTTGACAGACAAATCGTTGTATCGATTCTTCAACTGTTTCACCATAATCTGTCCCAATTGTTCCAACTCTTCCGTTGAAATAAGGGCAAACATAAGATCAGCAGTAGCAGGGAGACCAAAGGACTCGCTAGTATCAGTAAGCTCAACATCAGAGCTACCATAACCAGAACGAGTGGTCTGGGTGGCAGATACGATAGGGACCTGGGCTTCGCAAGCCAACCCTCTAAGTTCCTCTGCAATTGACTTAACAAGAGTATAGGAATTAATATTGGCAGCCCCTTTGTAACGCGATGAGGCACAAATATTAAGATAATCCACGAATATAATATCAGGCTTGAAAGACTTTTTAAGTGCAAGCTCGTTGAGAAGAGACCGAAAATGTCCAACATGGGCCGATGCTGTGGGATACTCTTTAATGATAAGTTGACCTTGAGTCTTCTTAGCAAGGTTATTTACCTTGTTCTCAAACATCACCTTGGGCAAATCTGTGAGTTCCTGAACATTTACATTCAGAAGGTTTGCGTCAATTCGTTCAGCAATCTTTTCCTCTGCCATTTCAGCTGTAATGTACAGAACGTTCCGTCCTTGGAGCAAGACGGAGCTAGCCATATGGCACATGAATAGAGACTTCCCGACACCCGTACCAGCGAGTGCGATATTGAGAGTTTTGTTAGGGAGACCACCTTTGGTGATTTTGTTGAAATATTCCAGATCAAACGGGATGCGATCCTCTTTGCGGTGGTAAGCCTCATAGCGTTCTTGAAAGTCGTTTAAGTAGTCGTGTCCAATGTGATTGTCAAAGGAGACAGCGAGAGCATCACTTAAGATACTTGGAATCGCATCGCGTCCCTTCTTTTCATGTTGTCCATCAGCAATCTTGATGGACTCCATAAGTGCAAGGTAAATGGCCTTGTCGCGACACCACTTCTCAGTAGTGTCCATCAACCAATCAATATTGACTGGTGCGGGAGACAGGTCAGTGATTAGTTGACATATCTGTTTATATTCTTCTTCAGTTACACTGGTGTTGTTCTCTAGTTCAATGGATAGAATTTCTTGAGTTGCAGGTTTGTCATACTTTACGATAAATTCTGCAATACCTTCAAACACCAGTCGATCAGACCGATCAGAAAAATAATCTGGTTCAATGAAGGGGACTACCTTACGGAGATAGTCTTCATCATGAACCAGATTACGGAGGATTGTAGTTTCAACTCTATCCATAGGAGAATTCATTCTTTGCAATTTCGTCTAGTTGTTCCATCACCTCTGGAGTGAAGTAGGTCTCTGGGTCTTTAAGGATCGCCTTAGCATATACCTTTTTCTTCTCCCCGTCAACTGTCATTTCATATCGACCAGCAACGTTCTTCCAAAGTCCGCCAATCTCACCGAGTTCAAGAAGACCATAATATCGATCAAGACCACGCTCATCGTAATAAAGGCGCACCGTAACATCTTTGTTCTCCTTACTCAGACGCGACTTAGCAGTCTTAGCCTTGATAAGATTTCCAACGATTTCTGTTCCATCCTTTTCTTTTTTCTTGCTGAGATAGATGATTGTAGATGCAGCATACTTGAGTCCACTGCCTCCACCCATTTCTTTTGTAGGTACATAAGCGCCGATGACATCGTAGGTGTGATTCGTAACGATCATTGGAATTTTGGCTTGACCCAACTTAAGGGTGATCATACGAAACGCACCTTTGACCAGTTGAGATTTGGTCATGTCGCGGACTTGTTTGTCGTTGAGGGCGTCGGTGATCTCCTTTTCGGTGGAAAGCATACCCAGAGAGTCTAACACAAACATGCATGGTTTGCGATCCTCTTCAGGTTTTTTCAAGTATATATCTACCGCCTTGAGGGCCTTGCCTCTGAACTCTTCAATGGTAACAACGTTGACCACAATCAAACGACTGGTATCAATTCCACGAGATTCAATCAAGGACTTGGTGATAGCTGCCTCAGTATCAAAATACAAGCAATATCCATCAGGATTAGAGTCCAGAAAATTCTTAACCACTGCGAGGCTAAAAAAAGTTTTTCCAGTACTAGACTCCCCAGCAATGGCAGTAATCTTATTCCCAGATACACCACCAAATACACTGCCTGAAACAAGTCCGTTAAAAATGTACGAACCCGTGTCAACATAAGTTTCAGATTCATCAATCTCTGATGCAAGTTGTGTATATTCACCACCAATTTCTTTTACAATGTCCTTGAGAAAATCCATATCTAATCAAATGAAGAACTGATAAGTTATTATATACCATCCAGCAAGTTTTCAATAGTTTCATATGTATTCAATTCCATGTTAATTGAATACCTATTTCGCTTTGACTTTGTTGGATTGGGTTTGTGATCAAGAAAATTGGGGAACATTATCAGTTCTCCATTTTCAGGATAATATTTGTGTTCATAATCCCCAAGAAAAAAAGAAATACTATCTCCTTTTGAAACTTGGTGATAATAAACAGCGTTGATAACAGAGGTATTGATATGATTGTGTCTTTCACATACTTGATCGTTAATGTTTGATCGATAACAATAACACTGTTTTTTATTTTCAGGATTGATTGTAAATTGACCAAAAACTTTTGCAGCTTTAGCCAAAAACCTATCATAAAGTTTATCAAAAAACTCTGAATCATCCTTGATAGGAAAATTATATCCTTCACATTTCTGTTCAAGAAAATACTTTTTGTAATTCTTTTCTAAGATACGATTCGTTTTGATTCGATCAAAGTAATTCAGTTTACAAAAATTTTTTATAGAAAAGATTTTTAATTCCACCGCAAAGTATTCAGATATTCAAGGACATTTGTACGAACATCCATCAGTTCGTGATAACACTTTTGTTCATGAGCACATGCTCTAAGTGCGGAGTCTGGTTCTAGAACACTTTCAATGAAAATGTCCAGTCCACGGTTCCATTTATCTCGTTTGGATTCACCGTCATTATAGATGTATTTGTCATTCATAGAAAGAAAGATTCCAGGTTTACGGTTTTTTCCACGCCCCATCCTATCACATCCAGGATGATTTTCAAGGGATCAAGGAAAGATTTCTCAAACTGAAGATCATAGTCAACATATTTTTCGAGACCCAATTCCCTGGGGAAATCCTGAATGAACGACATCACATTTTCGTGAATCGGATTGGGACTGCGAAGGTAACAGAATTTGATCTTCTCTCCATTTTTAATCAATGAGTATTTACCCTCCAAACCAAGACGCTTCACATGATGATTGAAGAGTAGAGCACCACGACAATGAATGGGAGTTCCTTTCTCATAAATGGCCCGATTACTCTTATACTTAGTAACCTCACTTACAGAACGAGGAAATGAAATATCTTCAGGTGGAAGACTCTTAAACTCTTTGCGGAAGTTCTCGATAAAGTCAATCGCCTCATCTTCCGTACCTTTCATCACCACCTTGAGTGCATCCTTAATGGCCTGTCGGCATGGTGCAGGTGTGGATGATTTGACAGCTTCAATACCCATAATCTTGAGTTTGGGTTCTGCATATCGAACACCTTCAGAATCGTGTACGTTGAGAATGTATCGTTTCTTCGCAGTCCAGATACCACGATCAGCGATGTTCTCACGTTTCATAATCATTTTCTGGTCATACGCCTGAACGTAATCCGCAAGTTCTTGATATGAACGTTCAATAAAAGGTTCCAGTTTTTCTTGGCAGATCTTGTCAAGTAACCCCACAATTGCTGTTTTATCGTCAGACTTAGCACCAAGAAATTTAGTAACAAGAGGTCCGAGATTAAGATAGATCGAGTCAGTGTCAGATGCGATAACATAATCGACTTTCTCCGTTGAGAGAAGTTTATTTAGGTAACCGTTCATACGGTTCTCAATCCAACGGATCGAGACCTGACCACTCAGTGTGATAGCTTCAGCATTAGCCAGTTTGTAATATCGGAAGTATTGATTACCAATAGCACCATAAGCAGAGTTAAGAGAAATCTTTTTCGCCATTTGAATGTTGTTACATCTGGCGATCTCTTTTTGTAGCGCAATAGATGGCGTCTTCTCATTGTCTTTCTTGGCTTGAATCATCTTCTTCTTAAAGATGACACGTTCATCATAATACTTCTGCATCAACTCAGGGAGGAATCCCTGTTCATCTTTGCGATACATTGCACCATTGGCACATACCGCATTATCCTTGTACATCTCAAAGGTCAGTTCCTCATTAAGGATCTTATCAACTGTTGCCGTTGGATGTCTGGTGTCCTGAAGCGTCTCTGGCGAGATATTGTACTGCATAATGAGATGAGGATAGAGACTGTTAAGGTCAAAAGACACAACCCAATCATACTTTCCAGGAATCGGTTCCTTGACGTATGCTCCTGCGTATTTTTCATCTTTCTCGGACCTTTCCTTAGGAGAGATGACAATATTTTTCTTCCTAAGATAGTTATAGATGATGCAGTCCCAAAGACGAACTTGGAAGAAGATATCTTGATAATTTACCTTGGCATCATAAGCCATCGTAAGAGCAAGTTCAATAAGTTTCAACTTGTCCTCAAAACGGTCAACCAGTTCCACGTCAACAATGTTGTACTCAACGAACTTCTGCCACCCATGAGTATAGAAATCTTTGAACGTATCAAACTCACTGTGATCTAGTTTCTGTTGACCCAGTTCCTGTTGTGCGATGTAGTCAAGACGAAATGACTCTTGGTTAGGAGTACCAGGAGACCAACGATACAGACGCATGTAGTCAAGGATGGCCACACCGCCAACATCTACACAGAAGTTCTTGCGACCCATCACAAAGATTTCCTGTTGCGTCACCAGACCCCAAGGGGATAGACGCTTCATCATTTTATCCCCTAGGACCCTCGCCAGGCGTCCTGCCAGGTATGGGAGGTCAAAGAACTCACAGTTCCACCCCGTCACCACATCAGGGGTGTTCTCGATCCACCAGTGAATGAATCCATTCAACATGGCCTTCTCATCAGGGAACTGACGATAGTCCACGTTCTGCTGGTTATTGTCAAACGGACCCACACCCCAAGTGATGATCTGTTTAGTATTGAAGTCCTGAATTGTAATCAGGAGCATCTCCTCTGCAGCAGACTCCACATCTGGGAATCCATACTCAGCTTTAGTCTCAATGTCAATCGTGATCAGATTGATCTTTGACATATCAAACTCAATCTGATCTTCCTGATAGTTATCAGAAATGTATTGATAGATGAAACGTTCAAACCCATAGATATTGAATCCATCAACTCCATCATACTTCTTGATGAAGTCACGAGTTTCACGAATTGTGCCAGGATTTACAGGACTGACATACTCACCTTCCAGGGTCTTGAATTTACTCTTTCCCTTTGCAGGCACAAAAAGAGTCGGGTTGAAAGACTCGCGGTTCATGAAACGTTTACCGTTTTCATATCCCCGAACGAGAATTTGGTCCCCGACCATCTGAACGTTTGTATAAAATCTCATCAATCAATAAGTGTCCTGTAATGGGCCAGCAATTGAGGTGCTGGTTCAACGAACGTGAGAATGTCCGATGACCTTACCATTATATCAGACTGTTCCGTAAAATCCAACCATGGTTGAATTCTTTCTTCAGGTGTCAGATCTGGAGCCTCGTGACGACCCAAAATTCTATACGGTTTCACCAATTTACAATCAGGATCACCGATCTCAGACATCACCTCAATAACTTCAGCAATGACTACAAGGTCATTCCGAAATAGTAGACACTGGAAGTTCATTAAATTTAGCCTCGTAAGATGTTTTTAAGGAATCAATTGGATTGGAAACAGTAACCACCCATTCAGCAGGAATTCTAAAGACAGTATCGTCAGAATAGATCTGCCATTTAGAAAAATTCACACTGAGTTTTGAACTCTCATCTTCTTCATTGAGAGTCGTAGCTCGGGAAAGAGACAAGACTTGTGGATCAGTCAATTGAAATCCAATCACTCTGTCTTCCAACTGAAGTTCTTCAGTTTTTGCAATAATCTCTTCGCCCGATTTGAGCATTAAAAGTAATACAGACATAGTTTTTCAAAAATTATAAAAGGGGCCACCTATAAAGGCAACCCCTATTTGCATGGCACGCAGGCAGAGTTATTTAGAGGTAATCTTTACGTTGATGGTGTTCAGGAACAACCTTACCAAGAGTTACTGATAGTAACCCATCCTTAAATTCAACTGTTCTAATTTCCGTCTGATCTGATAAATTCCAAGCTCGGGAGAAAGGTCGTTGAGCCACTCCTCGATGGAGGTATTCTGGGGGATGTTCGTCACCCTCTTTGTTGCCTTCGACAAAGAGCCGCCCGTGCTCTGTGTAGACTTTGACATCTTCTTTTTTGAATCCTGCTAGTGCTAGTTCAAGTCGATATTCGACGTTGCTGACTTGAACCAAATTGTATGGAGGATAATTATTTGATGTCCCGTTTAGCTCCGAGAGACGATCGAAATAATCTTCCATTCCGATACTGTATTTATTTATACGATCAACGAGTGCAGGCAGGTCTGCAGCACGCCACCTTTGAAGGCCGGTCATGGTTTTAGCTCCTTTAAAAGCGAGTTTGTGTTTTGTGGACCCCGAAGGCATCCAATACTATTTAATCACAAAACGAAAAAAGGAGATACGGTGAGAACCGTACCTCCTTATGGGGGTTTCCGACAATCGTAGAGTCTGCACGAAAGACTCACATTTATTTATTCGGATTCTTCTGGTTTCTTTTTCTTACCAATATTATATTTGGTTTCCAAAGCCCATTCGTGTTTTTCTTTGTAAGCAAGAACTTTGATTTGATTCAGAGGCGCAACCTCTGCAACACGAGTTTCATCCACAACATCAATCAAACCCCAATCACAGAGAAGATTGGTAATTCGATTGCGACGTTGAACATCATTAACGGTCAAGTTGGCCTTTTTACCATCCAGTGCAAAGAGTTCTTTGAAGTGAACGATAAAATACTTACCCTGTTTATGTAAGATATGGCACGATTGATAAAGTTTTTTCTCTTTACGAGAAGCAACTCCGATACGGGTCAAGGTTTCACGCACCTTGAGAAAGTCGTCAGGTTCGCGTAGAGTTACCTCTACCATTTGATCGGGTGTCCAACGGACTTCAGGTTCCGCAACACTCATTTCTTTCCTCCAGTCTCAAGTTTAGACTTAATAAATTCAATTTGTTCAGGTGATAAAATACGGAGGGCTTGTTGCGCTTTTTCATTACTATAACCATAGTAAGATTTAACTACATCAAGGTCCTTGACTTTATCCTTTCGGAGCCAGGGAGAGAATCTCTTCCGTTTCCTCACACTATTTAGAAAGAATTCGTATTGCATGTCTTTATCAATGTGATGAGACATGTTCATCTCATTTGCATACAAGACGGTATCGATGTGTCCTGCAAGGCATTTATTAATGATGAATGGTGGATATTCTTTTCTACAGTCGGGATCTTCGTTGATGAGATTCTTTTTGTTGAGATTGATTGAGTTGAGCCAGTCCTTGAGTTCCAATGTCTAATCACTCCAGAAATAATAAAACAGTTAGTAACCAGGTAAGAAATAAAAATAAGGGTGCGTATGCCAGCAATAAAATCAGCCTCTCGGTCGTTTCGTCCATACTTCTCACCTAAAGCTTTTGCCCAGATTCTCCACATTAATCAAATACCGCAGTAACTCCTATAACTGTAGCGTTTGGATTGCGAGCAAGGGCGACCTCTCTCGCCTCCTGGTAGTCACGAGCAATGACTATTTCATCGAAAACTTTACCCGCGACATATAGTTGTACTTTGCACTTCATCGGATAATGTCAATCTCCATGTCTTTTGTCCAAACCTCAAGTTCCGTGCGAAGATTACCTTCAGACTTGAGTTTGTTGTAACGTTTGGAGGCCATCTTTTTCCACTTTGCAACAACGTTCTCCATGTAGAACTTTTCATAGTTCTGAGGATTCTCAACCAGTTCGGTGTCCTCACCAAGAAGAACCTCACGGGTGTTTGCAAAACCATAGTCAGAGAAATATGTGCGTTTCTTCTCAGTCAGTGCAGTCGCACCAGCGATTGCATCAACAAACTCTTGTACTTTGTCTGAGGGAAGACACTTCTTGATTGTTGCAATCATCTTCTGTTGTGTCTTCAGTTTGCGACTGGATGCATCGGCCTTGACTAGAGACTCTCCATCATTCCGTTCAATAAACCACTGATTCAAATCCTTGAAGATGTGATCGTGAAGGAGAGGAGTGAAGTTACTATCAGTCAGACCCTTATAACGCATGATGGGTTTCAAACCATCATACTGAGATGCACTCTTCGTAGAACCATAGAGTGATGTGGTTTCAAAGTGACAGATATTTGCGTCATACTTTGCGTTTAGAATCTCCCTGACCTCATGTGTGCAACACAACATCGCAAGTAACTTACCACCCAGGTAATTATAGCCAAAAGGCTGCGTAGGTACGATAATAAAACCCATGATCGCATGTCTGTTGAAGATGTTGAGATCAGGAGTCGTACCAAGCCATAAATTGCGAGGTCGAGAGTTGATTGTAGGGGAGCCAAAACGACAGAAACCAAGAATCGTATTGGTGTTCTTTTCCACGACCATCCACTTGAGAGACTTCCCAGGAACGGAATCCTCAATTGCGTGAGACGTAGTGATCTGAAGTTTTTCATTAAACTCTTTGACGGATCGAATACCAGAAACCCGACCCGATACTTTCTTCAGATCTTTGGCCTCATAACAAACAATATCCATCTCTTCGGGATGCATGTCAAATGCAGTAAACATCCCATGAGTATCCTCTTCCTCATAAAATTGAGAAAGGGGACTACGATTGAGAACTCTCTCAATCTTTACATTACGAAGATACTCATCAATACGATCCATATTGGAAAAGTAGTTGATGAATTTACCTGCAGCATATACTGCATCACTTTCACTTAGAATCATTTGAAGTTACATTCAACCATAATTTCGGTCATCGCCGCGAGGAGATTGATTTCTTGATCGGCTACAAACGCAATTTGATACTGATACTTAGCAATAATAAGCACGGCAGCAGCAATAGAAGGGCCTTCAAGGGTGCCGTTAAGAGCATCATAAACACGCCGAAGAAGTACACTAGGATCATTGTCCAGATTATTAACGACCCAACGTCGTACTTCTGGGAAATCTTTTTCCTTAAGGTATTTAACAAGGTCATTTACTTTTACATCAGAGAACTCTGCAAGAATTGCACTGTCAATCTTACCACCAACAGAATATCGTTGGCACTCATTCAGTACACGACGATAGTCAGGGAAGTGTTTGTTGATCAGTTCGACAAGGACTTTCGGATCGAACTCAATATTCTCATGAACCAGGATTGTCTGGAGTCGTTTGAAGAATTGAGCTGCGAGTTGAGGTTTTTGACTTCCTGTAATTCCGAATTCAACAACGGCACATCGCGAGTGGAGGGGTTCAATGATTTTATTTTTGTAGTTACAGGTAAAGATGAATCGGCAGTTGTTATAAAATGCCTCAATATTCGCCCGTAGGAGGAGTTGTACGTCGTGGGTTGTGTTGTCAGCTTCGTCAATAATGATGACTTTGTGTTTCGCGTCAGCAGAAAGAGAGACGGTCGAAGCAAAGTTCTTCGCTGTATTCCGTACAGTGTCCAGAAATCGTCCTTCATCGGATCCATTGATAATGATGTAGTCGGCCCCTAGTTCTTCGCACAATGCACGAGCAATAGTGGTCTTACCACAACCTGCGGGACCAGAAAGAAGCAGGTTAGGAATTTCACCAGAGTTCAAGAAATCCTGAAAGGTTTTCTTAGTGGACTCAGGCAAAATGCAATCTTCAATAGTTTTGGGACGATACTTTTCGACCCAAAGAAAATCATTACGGTTCATAATCAAATAAGTTTGAAGTTGAAAGCAAAGGTTTTTCTTATTTCATGACTTTTGTGTGGTTTAACACCATGAAGTAAGTTTGAAGGAAACATGATAATATCCCCCGGCTTCACTTCTGGATATATTACATCATTATATCCAATAAGTTTTTCTATTGGGGGATTCAACAATCCACTTAGTCGATCATAAAAATAGAATTTTCCAAAGTTATCTCCAGTATTTACAAAGAAAACTGCGGCCATATCGCAACAACGATGTGTATGAATCTCTTGAAACCCATTATATGAATATGAATTTATCCAGGGATCAATAACTTCAAATCCTCCATCATAGGAAAATTCTCGGGAGAAAATATCCAGTGATGGAATGATATGACGCATCCAGTTTTCTGCATTGAGGGTGAGAGTGTTTACTAGACAATTAAAATGCCACCCCAACTTTTCATCATTTTCAGACTCAAATTTTTGATTTATCAAAGAGATCAACTCCTCCGAGTTTGGAGGAGTGAACTTAAAATAAAACGCTGAGTTAAAAACACTTTGCACTTCAAACGTAGGTTGAATCAGGTTCAAGTGCGATGTAATACTTGAGATCGGTATTCTTATTAGTGAACTCGGAGAGAAGTTTAGAAGAGATCACAACGTCATAAGTTCCAGGAATGATCTTGATGTTCTCAACCTTGAAGTTGAAACAGAACTCATCATCGGTCTCACCAACTTCCTCACTGAATTCGTGAGAGGTATCATTCTTCTTATCACGAACAACCAGTTCAACCTTTCCATTGCGACCAATGGCAGACAGATCAGGAACCTGATAGATTGCGGCAGCCTTCAGAAGTTTGTCAAGTTGTTGAGTTGCAACAGTAAAACAAACATCCTTAGAAGGAAGAGAGATCTCTTTCTCGGGAGGAGAAACGATCACACTGGGATCTGCAAAGAAGTATTTTGCACGACGACGACCATCACGAATAGTCAGATAAGAATCACCAAACTCCAGATCAGGAGAGTCATAGAGAGACAGACCAGAAAGGAACTGATTCAGATCATAGATCGCAAAGTCAGCTTCAAAGTCTTCCTCAATCTCAGCCTCGGCGAGAATGTTCTTCATCACAGAAATAGTCTTCAGTTTGTTACCCTGTTTGATCAGGATAGACTGATTGATCTGGGAGAAGTTCTTAAGGATGTTAGTGGTGTTACTAGAAAGTTTCATATGCGTCCTTGCTGTCATTGTGCAGTCCAGAGAAGTGGTAGAGAAGAATACAATAGTGGATGGCCTTCAGAATGTCAAGTTTTGACTTTCCATTTTTCTTACCAAACCGAGAGAGATATTTGATTGCATTGGATCGGCAGAAGGCTTCTGCATCACCAATACTCTCAATCAAATCAAGAGTTTGAGTCTTGGATTCCTGAGAGGTATAGTGGGCTTTGTAAGTTCCTGACAAATAGTCACGAACTTCTTTCATAGTCAGATCTTCTTCGTACTTCCAAAATCCATTTTTGGCAGTAGCATCAAGGTTCAAATTCATTTCGTTACCAAAAACGACGCGATCAACAGCGTGATCAGGAATGTCGGGATACATAGAGTCTAGATATTCTTTTGAGGTTTCGGGGGTATACTCAAAACCCCCATTAGCACTCACCCAGTCAAGGTCATTCATATTCAATTCATCGTAAAGAAAGGACCACGCATTCATTATACCACATGTTCAGTGTTAACGTCAACGGTCTCATCGACTTTATCATAAAGATCCAAGAAGGCCTGTTTGGTTTCATCATCAAAACGATTCAGGCAAACTTGAATAGACTTGAGTTTGTCGCCAAAGATGTTGAAAGCTTGAACGATATGAACTAGACGACGAGTGGAGATGACTTCATCCACACCACCATCGTAGAAGGTCTTACGGATGATGTCAGCCCAATCAGCGAGGTGTTTGCAGAACTTTTCATCCGAACAAATGTTGTTCAAAATTTTAGTTTCCGTTGCAACCGTAGGATAAGCCTGTTCAAAAGTGATCGGGAATCGTTCAAGAAACGCTTCGTTGAGGACGTTTGTTCCAATGAACCTGCCATCATCAGATCCCTTTCCTTTAGTGTTAGCAGTAGCAACAACAGTAAAACCAGGAGCAGGCTTGACATACTTACCAATCTTTTTCAGGAAGACACCTTTACCTTCCAGCACAGACTGCAAGCACAGGATTTTGTTTGATGCGAGATCAATCTCGTCTAGAAGCAACACAGCTCCGCGTTCCAGAGCCTCGATGACTGGTCCATTGTGCCAAACAGTGTTGCCATCAACAAGACGAAAACCACCAATAAGATCATCCTCGTCGGTTTCAATGGTGATATTGACGCGAATCAACTCCCTATTTAGTTGAGCACAGGACTGTTCCACACCCATGGTCTTACCATTTCCTGACAGACCAGTAATGAAGACAGGGAAGAACGAACGTGATCCGATGATGTTCTTCAGATCTTTGAAATTACCAAACTGAACGAAGTTAGAATCTTTCTGTGGAATCAAAGATTGTTGAACGTACTCCAGTGTATCGACAGATTTTTCCAGTTGTTGACGAACTTCCTGAATCGTGAGATCCCAAGTCCCACGTTTCACTTTGTATTGATCCAACTTCTTAGTGACAGTGGGATACGAGACCCCATTCATTGCACAATAGGCACGAACATCAGCAGCAGTAATTTGTTCACCGTAAGCATCACGCAGTGCATCAACGATGGCCGTGGTCATTGGGTCCTCCCCTTTTGTGTATGTATACACTATACATGAAAAAACCCCCTGTTTCCAGGGGGTTGGGACACTTATCAGACTGTCTCCAGTGATTCGTCAATTTCAGAGTAGTCCTCTTCTTCGATCGTTTCAGGAATGGGCGCACCCACCTGTGCAAGGAAGTTGTCTGGGAGTTTTACATAGTCAGAGATGGAAATCTCAGGGATGTTAATACTCTCAGTCCAAAGATACTGAGCATATTCGTTATAAACACGCAGAAGATGGAAAGCAACACTCTCTGCAGCTTTACCGTTTGCACGAGGAGAGATGTAGTTATTAGGAACAAACCCAATCTGTGCATTCTTCCACTTCAAGGCCTGAACCATACGACCCAAGTCAAACTCAAAGTCGGAATGCATTCTGTTACACTGAAGTAGGTAACACATACCCATGATCAGATAAACAGAGAACTCAGAACCTTCAGTCTGGTTCCAGGAAGAACGAAGTGCTTCAACTGCCTTCACCAGGTTCTTGTTCATACTGGTTGCCTTGACCGTAGAGTAGTCTTTGGCCAACTGCCAGATACCGTTGACCTTACGAGGGTCATCATGTTCCTTCAACAGTTCTTTCAGATAGGTAGAACCAATGTGCAGACCAGCCTGTTCCAGACCATTGTAAACGCGAATGGCGTTAGGATCTTCGGAACGAACTGCAGCAGCAAACTTCTCTTCTGGGGAGAGTTGTTTCGGCGTCTCAGCCTTTGCACGGAAATATGAACATGCGATCTTCTGTGCATCGACCGTCTTGCAAGCAGTGGATTTGATCATCAGTGTATTGAACCACTGATTCTCAGGAACTTGGCCGCCTTCAAGAGCAGCAATATTACCCACAGTACGGTGACGTGCATCAAAGTTTACACAGACACCATTGCGAGCATCATAAACAAGATCACCGATACTAGCAAGAACAGGATCATATCCGTTCTCAAACAACTTAGCAAAGTGTTTGGGATAGAAAGTTCGATTGTAGAATGAATCGATCTTCTGACCTCGCGAAGTGCGATACATGAAACCTTGAATGAAGTTCTCGGTTTCAAATTGGGGGATAAAAATTTCTTTTGCACCGTTCTTGATCTGTTCGGCAACATCAATCAAGATATCGGCCATATCCTCAAGTGTATAGAACTTGGTGATACGTTCCCCAGCAATGAGGACTCCAGCATCAATCTTATTACGGAGATTGGAACTGAGAGATTTCCAATCGTTTTCGATTGGATAAAGACTCGAAATTGTTTTAACCATTAATCAAAAGGAGATTAGTTGAATTGTTGCGTCTGGTTGTAACCGTTGTATAAGTTTAAGGGTTCGCATATGAGGACGACCCTTCCAACCGTACCAACCAGTAACCTTCCCAGTAGGGTGGGGAGGTTCTTTTCCGATGGACAAGTATTGATCCACCGTGAAGTCAAGTATAACACTTGTCTCTCGATCTTGCAACCACCAATGTGTTCCACCTCTCCAATCACCACTCATCATGGGATCAAGAGTGTCAGTATCAAAGAGATAATACAAAGCCTGAGTTGTATGATAACAATGACCATACATGGGATTTGTTTTGTTCTCTTCTCGATACTTTGGTGTTACAAGATCGGGAGTGAGAACATCATAAAGCTTTTTTTGAATTGAGGCAACCATGGGGATGTTATATGGGATTCTCTCATAAGTGAGAATCGCAGTTTTTGAGATCACCCATTCACCGTCAACTTTATTGTAAGAATGACGTTCTAGTTTATCCACTCTGGTTTACGATCAGGTTTGCGAATATAGTTTTTTGATACCCAAGGTTTTGAATTAATATACCTTCGATATGCCGTGAATGTATCTATACTGTCATCAAACTTCCATTCATCAGGCATAGCACGAGCAAAGTTGTCGGCCATGGAGTAACACACAATAGACTTACCAGACTTGCGATGAAATATTTTTTTAGCTTCAAACAAAGTTGGTAGACAAGAGTGCAGTTTACCATATCTTTGGCGATACTCTTCACATAAAGATAGTCCGTGTGCAATCAACCAAGCGGTATTGTAATGATTTTGTGCAGCCCATTTGGTGGATGGATGATTGCGAAATGCGCCTTTTGCAGTTGCATAATATCCACCATCTTTCTTAGGTAACGGACCCCAATCATAATACCATTTGGAGAAAATGATCGACAACATTTGACAACACTCAAGAGGCATCTTGACGATATGTTTGTCAGGAAGAACCCGTGCAGACCAGTGAGGGCTCTGTTCAGTGGCGAAGATGTTCATCGAAAGAACTGCATGAGATACGCTACGCCCCATTTTAAAGTCTCTGGGGGGAAGTCGTCAACGTTTTCTTCCAAAATTTGTTTTGCCTTAACAATTCTATCCACACCACAGGCCTGTGCAGTCGCTTCAGAAATTTTCATGAATTCATCAAAGGCCGAATCATCTCCCATTTTAACACCATTGATATAACACTCTCTTGCTTCACGCATGAGTTCTTCAGTTTCTGATGAAAATGTGATGGTTTCTTCTTTCAAAGGAATCTCCATTCGTTTGATACAACCCATAGAAAACTTCATAGCTTTCCTAGTTTGTTCAACGGGAAGAGCATATTCTTCGTTATCTCTGAAGGCGTGTTGAATTACACCATTAGTGCATTCCATCACACGAAGAACAGCAATCTTATCCAATTCCTCTGAAGGAAGGTTGTTATAGATGGTTTTCCAATCTTTCATAATTTTCAAGCGACTAGTTCAACAAATTGAGATAGAATTTTCTTATTCAGTTTTTTGTTTGCAAGAGACTTTTTGAATGCACTACGGATTGTACTTTTCTTAGCACCCTCCTCCACATCGAAGTCTACACTATTGGCCAAAGAATTAGCATTGATAGCAAAATACTTAACATATCCAGTTCCTTCAATGGCAACACTCTTGTTCTTACGGAACTCGGCGGTAAGTTTTTCATCATGATAACGACCAATGTTACCAAGGAATCGATTGAACTCACCACTGCCAACCAGACGGAATCCAATCAAATTCATTTCTGGATAGATATCACTTAGGTGACACAATAGAGATTTGGTCATACCTGTGTATCGTCCACAAATCTGATACACATGTCCATTACTACGATTTCTGATGAATCCAACATCTTCACGGGTATGAACATTTCCCCAGTAACCCTCATCATCTTTTCTTTCAACCCAAGAATAATAAGGAATACCAGCACTTTCACCATCGGTTAGGATAGAGACATGAAGTTTTTGAATACCATTCTCTTTTTTGAATTGAGGAATAATAGTATGAAGAGAAACGATGGCTTCATTTAGTGGAGTACCAGACAAACCCAATTTTTGAGGCCAGATGCCATGGGCCAAGATATACATTCCCATGCACTGACGTTCAAAATCTTTTGCATTGACTTTGTGAGTCAACATGTTCATAAGATTGAACCACTTGTTCACACACAGTTTACCTTGACCAGGTTGCATATGAGGGGTTTCATTCCATCGGCTACGATCACTGTACATCGATCCAGTATCATCACCCTTGAACCACTCATTAGTAAAACTATAGACCTCAAACGGAATATTAACCTTGCGGCAAAAGAATACCAAACTCAAAAGTTGTTTGACAGTATCTTGTAGTACATTACCCATAGAACCAGACCAGTCAAGAACAAATATCAAACCGTGATTCTTACCGTCAGGTAGAACCGTTACTTTCTTGAAAAGATCATCGTTGAACTTAAATGTATGGAGTTTGGTTGTATCGAGAACACCAGTACGAGAAGTGGTAGCGCGAGCATAAGAGTCTGCAGACTTCTTACACTCAAACTCTTTGACAAGGTAGTTTACCTCTTTTTGAATATCTTTCTTGAAATTACGATATTTGTTCTCAAAGACATCCATAATTTTAAAGTTTTGATTCCAGTAATCGAAAGCACAATCCCAAACTTCTTTATTTGGAACAATCACACTGTCAAGATTAATTTTAGGAACCTCATAGTACTGATAATCCGCACCGTATTTTGTTGCGGCTTCTTTTAGTTTTTCTTGAAGACTCTCATCGGTAAGAACATCATCGATATTGATCTCTTCGGAGAGATCCTCACCACCATGACTACCAGATGAACCCATGGAAGGTTCTTCAGATTCACCCTCCTCAGATGTTTCGACATCGGTGCTTTGATTTTCAGGGTCAGAACCACCACCCTGGTTTCCCATCTGAGGAGTTTCTACATCTTTTTTATCTTCTTTCTTTTTCTCCTGTTCTTTCTTCATGAAAGCATAGATGGCTTCTGCAGCTTCAATAGCTTCATCAAAAGTTTCAGATGCACTGGTCATATCAACCAGTGGTTGTTCTTCAAAAGAAAATTCAATATCTCGATTACCTTTGAAATATAAATTGATACGATCAATGAGAGCAATCTTTGACAAGTCAGTATCTTTTACATCAAAGAAGTCCAACTCCATCAACTCAGTATATCCCCTGAAAAAAGTTTTGTTCAAACCAGGGAACTTTCGTTTCATCAGTTTCTCAATCCGTGCGTCTTCAGTCACATTGAGATAAGACTGAGGAGCTTTCAAATTAGTAAAGTCTTCATTAGGAGTGAACAGTGCGTGTCCAACCTCATGACCCACCAGAAGATCATAGACGGTATTGGAAAAGTTCTCCCAGATGGGCAGTGTCAGAACACGAGTCTCAACGTTGAATTGAGCAGTTTCACACTTCTTATGTTCTACAATCAGATTCTCAGTGGCCAGGAGACGTGCAAGAGTACCTTTGATATTTTGAATGGTCATTGGGGGTCTCTGTGTATGCACATAGTATAAGACCCCTGGCGGGTCGCCAGAGGTCCAAGTAGACGCTTCTTCAACTGGGCCCTACGCTTACGCGCCTGTCTCAGTTTCTGAGGTTTAAGTTTTCTTTTCTGTTCTTTCTTACTGTGATGTTGCCAATTTGGTGTTGTCATGATACTGCATTTTTTAGTACGGTAATTAAGTGCATTTTACCATGAAAATATCCAGCAACAATGGTACTAATCGTTGCCAGAAACAGACCCACCAACATCAGGATAATCGGGATGGGGGAACTCGACGATGTAACGTTTTGTTCTTTCTCCTCTACTGTTGAGGGTTTCTGTTGCGTACCATTTTCCATTCATCAACGATGCTATGTTGTCTAACTGATTTTCAGCTATACACTTGTGTGATGCTGTTCTCCAGTCTCCTTTAATTTGTGGTTCGTTTTTTTCCATTCTTTTCTCCACTGGGTCAAATCCTCTACCTTTAACAACTGCACTCCATGGTGCATATAGGGGTCCTGGATAGTTCTTCATGTCACCATCCTACTAAAACCCTTCACCTTTTCAAACTGAATAACATTACCAAATTTATCTTGAAGGCCGTCTTTGTGAGAAATAACAAAAATGTTTGCGCCTGTAATAACGTATCTAATAATTTTCAGAAACTCATCCGTTCCAAATCCATCAAGAGAGGAATCAAAAACTTCATCCATAATCAAAAGATTTGTGTTTGTGGAGTTCTTGAAAGCAGCAACTTCTCTCCAAGTAAAAAGAAGAGCAAGGTCAATTCTCATTTTCTCTCCTTCTGAAAAAGACGCATAAGAAAAGTCTTCATGAATAGGAGATTGAACTTTTTCATTAAACTCTTCATCGAGGGTGAAGTTAATATAGAAGTCCATCATCTGAAGGTATTTGTTTACCTGCTTGTTAATCAGAGGCAGATACTTTTTGATGATCTTCGACTTAACTCCACCATCTTTCAAGAGACCATAAACAAACTCTTTATACTGACTGTCCTCCTTTCGTTCTACTAGATTATCATAAACAGTATTAAGTTGTTCTTGAAGAACGGTTAATTTCTCATGTTCAGAATTTCTGTTTTGTAACTGATGGGCAATAGTTTGAATTTCATTTCCAAGATCTCCGATCTGTTGTTGAATCCCAGAAATTCTTGTATTGTTTTGAGAAATGTCATGTGAGAGTTGACTTACCTCTTTCGATAGAGCAATCCACTGACTCTCTCGTTCTTCTTCATCTTTAATGGCCCTTTCAAGATCATTTAATCCTTGAGTAAGCTCTTTTTCTTTAGATTGAGCGTCAGCAATTTTATTTAAGCGAAACTCATCTTCAATAGACTGAGTGCAAGTAGGGCAAACCGTATTGCTTTCAAAGAATTCTAGTTCTTTGGTCAGGGTTGATACCTTCTGTGTAATTTTTCCACGAAGACCACCAAGTTTTTTAATCTTAGCTTTGTCAAAACTAAGTTCATCCATCTTGGATCTCTGACAATTCTCCACACGGGTTAAAGATTTTGTATTGTCCTGTATCTGTAAGATATTCTTTTTAAATTCTTCGATTTTATCAGTTTTCTTTATGATTTCTTGATTGGCTTCAGATTCTAAATGATCGATAAAACCTTTCTGCATATCAACTTTCTCAGAAAGATTTTCTTTCTTTAATGAAAGAACTTTAATCTCTTCACGATTTGCACGAATCTTTTCCTTGATGATATTATTCATCGAAGAAAAAATACGAATGTCAAGTAGATCTTCAATGACTTCACGCCGACTGTTTGCAGGAAGTTGCATGAATGGAACGAAGGTTGAAGAACCCAAGATCACAATTTGTGTGAAAGATTTGTAATTCAGTTTGAGAATATTATTTTCAAGATACTTCTGTTGTTCAGCAGCCGCTGCATCTTGATTCATCATCTTTCCATCAACCCAGATTTCAAATACAGCTGGTTTGATTCCACGAACAATTTTGTATTGACGTGTTCCTACGTCAAACTCAATCTCTACCTTACAATCTTTTTCATTGGTAGTATTGACAAGTTGCGGTTTATTGATTTTACGAAACGGTTTATTGAATAGAGAGAAGGTAAGTGCATCTAGCACCGTAGATTTACCAGCTCCATTCGTACCAATAATTAGAGTCGTATCGTTTTTTTCAAAGTCTATTTGCGTCCACTGATTACCTGTAGAGAGAAAGTTTTTCCAACGAACAGTTTTAAATCTTATCATAATCAGTGGGTATTACCAAGTCAGAGGATTTAATTATTGCATATGGGTAATCATACATCTCACACGCTTTTATGGCAACCTCTTCATCAACCTCTGTTGGAATTAACTTAGGCATATATTTGTCAGCCATGTCATTCAACATGGCATATCTTATTGCGTCATCCTCTTCTTCAAACATAAACAGAGTCTTATCGCCGTCTTCATTTTCGACGGCGTAAGCTCCATCATTTTCTTTTCCTTCTACTGCGAGAATCCACATTACTCAACTTCGCAAGCTTCGATGTATACGGTTTTTAGAAGTTCTTTGATCAGACTTTTGTCTAGATCAACATCGGCTTCATCAATATATCTATTCAAGATACTAACCGTGTCTTCAGATTCATCACTCTCAATCTCTTCTTTATCATAGATTCCAGCAAAATCAAAATTTTCAACAATCTTCAATTCATGAATGTTGGCCTTATAAAGTTTGTCAATAAACTTTTCAAACTCTAAAGCATCTGATTTTTTACGAACAATAACTTTTACAATTTTGTTCTTTAGATGTGAAGTTTTAAACAACTGATGTGGCGTATCCTCGTAATAGATATTATAGAACATCTTAAAAGGATTATTAACTGGTTCTGCCTCTAGAGTTTCTGTATCAAAGATATGAAAACCTCTAGCATCGTCAACATCACTCCAGTACAACTCATAAGGATTACCAAGGTAACTTACATTTCCTTGAGTTGATCTTGTATGGTAATGACCCGAAAATACCCGCTTGAACTTCTGATAGCGTGTGCTCTCATCACCATGCTCCATGACGACATATCGATTAGCCGCAAATCCTCTGAGCTCAAGGTGCCCCATCGCGCACTTGCAAGTTGTCTTTTCAATAGTTGCATAAGTTTCATCTGCATTCTCCTGGTTGATCCATGGAATTAGTAACGTTTTAAGATTACCGAGTTTGATTTCTTTGACAGAATCATAACAGATTACATTATCATACTCACGAAGAAGAAGACCAATAGCATTAATCTCGTTCGTGTTTTTATAGTATGCAGTATGATTTCCAATGACAGTATGAACTGTCACTCCCATATCACGAAGACGGTTATAGTAGTTTTCTTTGGCCCAATCTAGAGCCCAAAAATCAATACCTCTTCGATTATCAAAGGTATCACCCATGTCAACCACGGTCTTGATACCCAATTTTTCTATGGTTGGAAAGAATACTTCATTGTAAAACTGAAGAAAGTATTCATGAAATAATTTAGAACCCTTACGAGCTCCAAAATGTTGATCAGTGATAATTGCAACTTTCATGTTTACTGATATCGAAATGATGGAGGAACTGGTTCAGGTGATTCTCCGAGACCAAAACAGAAGAATGGAATTGTTAGTCTAGGTTGATTCTTACCAAAAGTTTTTACGCCATGGAAAGTTAGGGAATTGAATAGTAAAGCCCTATTATATACGTTTTTTACAGTGACTGTTTCTTCAAACTGATCATGAAGTTTGTGAAAGGCCTTTAAATATTCTTCATCAGAAACTTCCTCTCCACTATAAAACCTTTCCTTCACAGAAGTGGTATCTGGAAAAATTTCGTGATATCCTTTTTTGGCACGATAAAGAGATGTTCCAGTATCTTCTTCTGGATTTTTATTGAGAAATATAATCCCACCAAAAATTGAAGCATTATCGGTGTGTATCCACCCTCTATTTTTAGGATGATATTGATCTTCGGTGAAAGGTTCTATTAACTGAAATGTAATATCCATACACCATCTTGGCATATTATTACTATGGAAATGACTGAGAATCCTATCCCCAATGTAATTAAAAAGAACTGAATCTATTTCTTGAATACCCCTAGTTCTTTTTCCAGGCCAAGTCCCATCATTGTAATCCGAATACTCTTGTTGTAGAGCGAAGTCAACTATTAAATCAGGATTCGGAAAAAAATCATCAATTATAGTTGTGGGATACATCAAAGTTTTCCCCCAACAACAGCAGACCCAACAACTCTAGTGTAAAGATGTAATGTCCCTTCTTGTTCACATTTTAGATGCCAACGTGTCATGTCAATAACATGTTGTTTCTCCAATCCAAAGAGAAAATCTTTACCAGTATCTTTACGAACACTCTTCCAAAGAAATCGTGTTTCTTCAACATAGAATGCATCATCGATCCACTCTACTTCAGCAATTTCTGGATGTTCACTCATTGATTATACCGATAGTTAATGTTGTCCTTGATAGTGTTGTAATCACTCTCAGTACCGGCCATCATACCATCATCCGAGAACACTTCACTATATCCACTTCTTTCGATAATCTTTGTCTTAATCTCTAATTGTTTTTTCTCCTTTTGAATTCTTCTCAAAAATGCGTAGTGAATAATTTGAGTAAAATATGCAAAAGGATTAGAGGACTTTTCAGGATCGAAGTTATTGATATATTGCACACAGTTTTCAATGCCATCACAAATCATGTCGTCTTTGAACATGTAGTTAACAAAATTGGGTTTGTAAGACAAATGAGTTGCAATCTTCAGAAAACACTCACCCAAGTAATTTGTGATCTGAGGTTTATTCGGACTCTTCCAACTCTTCAGTTCATCATGAGTAATACCAGGATGCTCTTTTTCAGCAGCTTCCCTTACCTTGCGTTTATACTCAACAATCGCAGCAAGAAACTCTTTATTGTTGACATAGTGTTCTGATCTGCGTCTCTTTGTCATTACAGTGTACATGTTCCATTAGTTCTCATAATCATATGTGTATTATACCATAATCCAGAAGCTTGACAAGGTTCTGGATTCTATGTACAATAACTCTGCCAGTGTTCAAGAGAACTTTATTAGCTCTCTTTATAAAGCTTTTCTAACGATTCTCTTGTAACTTCTACAGAAGAAACGTATCCCATTGACGTAGAGACACCCACTTTAGATGCTACTGAGTCATCTGTTTCATTATTTATGGCTCTAGTCCATTTTTTATATGTTTTGATCAGGTGTGGATCATCACATCGTTGATAACACATGACGTGTTTCAGTTCTAAACAATAAATGGAATCATCGGCTAATTTAATCCATGAATCCACTTTAAAGTAAGATGCACCACTCCTTCTTGAAGGAATTTCTTTCATTACGCATGGATCTACAAGTAAAAGAGCCTTAGTTTGTTCATCATAAAACTCCTCTACCTGTGCAAATATTTCTTCTCCCGATACTAACTTAATAACTGCATAGTTTTCTTTCATTCTTGTTTCCTCATTTTTATTGGAATTATTTCATAATTAAAATTCTCTTCGTTGTAAATTTTTACCCTTTCAATGAGATGATTTAAAGTGTAGTTTTTACGAGAATTATATGTCGTGTCATCAGCAATATCGTAGAGAACAGCTTTTGTTTTATTGTTCCCCTTTCTTAAAACTCTACCAATCGATTGCAGATTCCTGATCCTAGACTTACTAGGAGATGCAAATACTACGTTATGAAGGTTTTTAATATTGATACCAGTAGAGAAAGTTCCGTATGAAGCAACAATGATTGCGTTGCTTTCGTTTTCTGTAATTTCTCGAATTTGTTCTCTCTGCTCAGCATCAACTCCACCGTGAACAAAGAAAACTTCTCGTTCACTTACGGAATTATTTATCATATCGTATAAAATTGCTCCGTGACTCTCCACACGACTATAAAGAATCAAAGTGTTTCCTTTAAGATCGAGAGCTAAATTTTTGATGAAATTATTTCGTTGTTCATTTTGAATGATGAACTGAACTTCATCTTCAAAACATTCAAACTTTTGTGGTGAGTGTTTTAACAAAAGAATATTGATGTCTAGTTTGGAAAGATGGCCTTTCTTCATCAGTTCTTCTGTTCTGATGATTTTATATGCAGGACCAAACAATCCTTCCAATACCCACTTATGTGTTTGTGTTCCGTCTAACGTTCCAGTAAAACCAAAACGATATTTTGCATCTGCAAGTTTGGTCATGATGTTGACCAGAGATTTTGATTTGAACTGGTGTGCCTCATCTCCAATGACACACCCATAACGGGCAAAGAACTTGCGATCTAATTTATATACAGACTGCCACGTTGTAATTGTGACAGGTCTACTATCATGTTTCTCCTTACCCGAGTAGATCTTATGACAATATTTTTCGGCGTCCCACCCATAGTCTTCAAAGTCTTTATACATCTGTTCCACAAGAGATGTTGTGGGAACGACTAAAAGAACATCCTCTCCCTTTTCAACCATGTATCTGACAACAGAGTAAATCATCAATGACTTACCTGAGGCCGTTGGAGAGATGAGAAGTCTACGATTTTGTCTCAGTGCATCATAAACACCTTGAACCTGATAAGGTCTGGGTTCATACCTTGAGATTCTTTTCATATAGTCAGAAACCCCCTCAAGAGAAACCATTTCGTTCTCTTCATAGGGGGTTCCGTAGAACTTACTGTTCTCAAACTCATAATCATATCCATGTTCATTCATGAACTTCACGACTTTATCGAGAAGTCCAACATAGATCTCACCAGAGCCTGTGTTGAATAATCTAATTTTACCATCCCAATACTTACTTCGATACTGAGGCATAAACTTGGCCCCAGGTACGTCGAAAGTAAAAGCATCTGAAAGTTCATAATAGACGTGTGGGTCCGCTTGAACTTTTAGGAATACTTCGTTCTTCTTAGAAATTTTAACTATCGTATCCACGGATGAACTTCTGCCAATCAATTGCGTTCTTGATCTGAAAAGTTCGGTTTTGTACTACCTTGATAATATCTACCAGGTAATCCAACATCACGTCGTAGTATTCTACTTTTAACAAAGCTGCTGTCAGTTTTTCGTCTGCGTCCAGATATCTTTGGAGTGCGTCCTTTTCTCTCACTTTGTAAGGGAACGGATCTTTTTCGTAGATCTCTGGTTCAGCCTTTCCTGAATAATACAGATGTCTTTCGTGATACACCGATTGTTGTACCTTCTTGGCTCTCGCACGAAGAAGTTTCAGATCGTTGTACAACTGAAAGTATTTAGAATGTAAACGGGCAACGTCTAATGAAGCAGTATGTAATTCATCGGGATCAATGATCGAATCTTTCGACCACATCTCCTGAATTGTCTCAAGGTTCATGAATTAAAGTTTCGTACCATTTTTATCCAGTAGTTCAAAAATTTGGTATTTAAATGTTACAGATGCTGTAAGATAATTTACATCAGTGTCTGTTGCATTAAAATCCAAACCTGTCAAACTAACAGGGAACATACCCTTCAGTTTAACATAAGATTGGGGTCTTAGGTTACTATTCAAAATTATGAGAGTTCCATCAGAAAACTCTGCATGTGGATTATCTCTATCCGTCACATTTGGATAGTAGATATCATCTCCTCTGAGATCTGCAAATTGTTTTTGGCTCTCTGGAAAACCTAATCCAACCATCCAATTATAAATCTCAGAATAATTTTCTAAATTCTCATCAACGATGAAATTTACACGAAAATCTTCATAGATCAACTTATCCCCAGGAATATCAAGGTCCTTGAGATATGTTGGTTGTATGGTTGTTCCAAGAGTTAATCCTGGTAAGTTACATCCAGTGGCTAAAAAATCAACCTTAGGACACTTTGTTATTTTTAATTGGAAACCAATAGGCGACAAAAAGTTCCTATTAGAAACCTGATTAAGAAGAGGATTAGCCATGAGGCTTTTCTTTGTATTTAGATAAAAAAAGGGACCCTTTCGGGTCCCTCCACTTCCTTCACACGGACGGAAGTATTTAGATCACATGAGGTTGGTGACCTTAGTACGACGATAGTAGCGGTT